GATTGTGTGCCATATTCTTTTACTTTGTCTCGGATATAAATCAACGGTTTATTATACTGTACAGAAATATAGGTTGCAATTGGTAATCCCCCATAAGGAATACCACAAATAATATCAAATTCACCCATTTGTGCATATAATGCATCTCCTATTGTTTTGATGAGAGACGGAACTGCAATCAATTGTTTCATATTGAAATAATATTTGGATTGAGCACCATTTTTTAAACGATAATTGCCAATACGAATACAATCATGTTCGATTAATTGTTGTACGAGAGAAAATGTGAAATCCTGCATGATAAATATGTAGAATATGTATTTACATATACATGATTGTATTTGTATAGGTTCGTATGAAAATATCACGCAAAATATCAATATAAACTGTTTTACTGTAATCAAATATATTATTGTAAATCGGGATTGTTTTTTACGTGATATAATCAGTACACAATAAGAACAAGAACAAGAACAAAAACAAACACAAGAACCAGAATAAAATGTGTGGTATTTTCGGTATTTTGAATATGAATGCTTTATCGAATTTGCATGTACAGAGAGAGTTTGATAAAGGTGCATCACGTGGTCCAGAATCCCACAAATCCATTGTATCTCCTACTGAATTCATCGGTTTCCATCGATTAGCCATTAATGGATTAGATGCATCCGCAGACCAACCATTATGTTTACGTAATAATAAATTAATTTTAATTTGTAATGGTGAAATCTATAATTACCGGGAATTATTGGCAGAAGTGGAAGTAACCCCTTATTCGAATTCGGATTGTGAAGTTATTCTGTACATGTATGAGAAATATGGGTTCGAACATATGGTACGTCAATTAGATGGCGTTTTTTCTTTTGCGTTATTCGATTTCCGTGCAGTAGAACAACCACTCTGTTATATTGCGAGAGACCCATTGGGAATACGTCCATTATACTGGTTAGAAATCAATTCTCCTGTCGACCCAAAACGAATGTCAGATAGTCACATACCATACAAATATTTCTTCGCATCTGAACTGAAATGTCTAGAAACATTTCATGAAACATACACATATGATGAATATAAGCATAACCGACCTAGTTGTGCTGTCTCGTACGGACAATTCCAACCTGGAACATATCGCCAATTCCAATTAAATGTAGAGTAAGACAGATGGATTCCTGTAACTATTCCATCCCATTCTCCACATCATATTCCCTATTTTTTACCTGTACATGCAATTCCGGATATGCCATGTATGACCAATTCCGAGATTTTCACACAAGTCGATTATTTACTGACTTCCGCTGTAAGAAAACGTTGTTTGACTACCGATAGACCAATCGCCTGTTTATTGTCTGGTGGATTAGATAGTAGTCTTATTACTGCATTAGTTGATGAACAATATCGTTTACAGGCAAAAACAATGAATAATGGTACAACCGACAGTTTGGATAAACGGCTACAAACGTACAGTATTGGATTAGAAGGTTCAGAAGATTTGAGGAATGCACGAGTTGTGGCGGAATATTTAGATACAGAACATACCGAAGTAATTATATCTGAAGACACTGTATTTGCCGCAATCCCAGAAGTGGTCCGTGTGATTGAAAGCTACGATGTCACTACAGTAAGAGCAAGTATTGGGAATTATTTGATTGGCAAATATATTTCTGGTGATACAAATGCGAAAGTGATTTTCAATGGTGATGGGTCGGATGAATTATTTGGTGGTTATCTGTACATGAATGATTGTCCTGATGCACAAGAATTTGACCGAGAGACACGCCGACTACTAAAAGATATTCATTTATTTGATGTTTTACGGTCGGATAAATGTATTTCTTCTCATGGATTAGAACCACGCACACCCTTTTTGGACCGTAATGTAGTGAACGGTTTCTTATCGATTGATTATCGTACAAGATATATGTTACACAAAAAAGGCGGTAAACATACATTACGGTCCAGTTTTGAAGGACCTAGACGTCTTTCTGCGATACACGGGAGACCATTATTACCAAATTCTGTTCTGTACAGGAAAAAAGAAGCATTCAGTGATGGAGTCAGTCAGCAAAGCCGGTCATTGTTTACTATTATACAGGAACATATACAGATAGACCCGATGTTCAAAGAATATACTGGCGTCGAATTAGAAAAACGTTATTACCAATATTTATTTGACAAGTTTTATCCGAATATGAAATCCATTGTTCCGTATGCGTGGATGCCAAAATATAATGCATATACGGATGACCCAAGTGCACGTACTCTACAGAATTATCATGAACATCATCATCCATAGAAACATAGAAAAAAAAGGGTTATTCCCTCATTTAACGTTGTTATACTGTACAAAATATATAGTGTTATATACGAGTTCTAATATACTACTATATGTACAAATAAAGGTGTATTCTACTACCTACATATCGAATGACCTCTCGTTGCCATCATCCTTTATATTGAGTAAGCGCAGGCAGTATTCATATACAGTGTGATTCATTGGTTCAGCTTCGATCTCGTATCTGGCGTAAGTCTCAATATGGGGCATGTCATATCCATAACCATAGTTTCCATCTTCTGCTGTATTCTTTAATTTATCGTCTTCGTCTTCCTCTTCAAGTAATGCATCTACATATTTCACGTAGAAATGTTCGAATTTATCTTCATCCTCTAGTTCGCTTCCCTCTTTTTCTTCGTTTTCGTATGACAATTCAGGCAAATGTAGGTAACCCAGAATATCTTGTACTGGTACGTCTGGATATGTATGATGAAAAGTACCTTCTTCCAGTCTCTCCAAGTTAATCATGTTTGCAATAGATGCCATATTTTTTACTGTAAAACAATAGCTTGGTGTGATAGTGAGTGTGATAGTGAGTGTGATAGTGAGTGTTATAACGTGTTTGAGTGAGTATGAGTTTGTTAGTATACCTTTGGGATTACATCCATGCTAGTTGGTATATATCTGCAATAGTCCCCATATATCAATTTTAGCGGTGATTGATTATTGATTTATGCATATCTAATTGAATCCGTATATGTGTAGTGACCAATGCAAGAACACATCCGTTTATGCATCTCTAATTCCAATCCAAAATCCCCCCTCTTCAAATTCTTATTTTATCAATTTTTTCTCTCGGATTACTAGGTTCTGTATAACCATTCGGACATTTACGTTGTTGTTCTGTACAATTTACAAACTCGCGAATCATATATGAGTTCAATTCATCTAATCCTTTACAGACAATATCAGTAGAACACAAGTTAGAAATCCACTTGCGTTCTTCAATCGTAGAACGTTCACTCATACTTGAGTAAACTGGGTCCACAAAATAGATAATATGCTTATATAGAGAATTCGCGAATTCCATTTCAACTGCTTGTGTATACGAAGTAAGTGTATCATGTGTTACTGCAAATATGACTACATTGGATTTCTGCATTAAAGTCATAATTTCATCACGCGGACGATGTGCTTCACTCACGGATACTGTAAAATCATGTTTATACAGTTGCTGTGTTATTTCGGTATAGTTACGATCTAGGGGAGAAATACATAGATATACATGCGTAGGTTCGATAATTTGAATACTATTTGCTGCACCCATATTTGGTCGGTCTGTTGGTTGGTTGGTTGGTAAGTGGTAGGTTAATAAGAATTGTATGTCTATATATATATCGGTAAAAATCTGTACAATACTGATATTGGGATGTTGTACAGATAAAATCAATTTTTGGGTTTTTTCATGTGCGTCTGTATATAATTATTTCGATTCAGTAGAAGAAGCCTTTTTAATTTCGGTCATCATATCCATGTATTTGAAAATGGCGCGGCTAGATATGCTGGGTTTATCGGTTTTCTTGTATTTGGAGAATGTTTCAATCATTTGGATACAACGGAATTTCCACATCCATTCGGTTTTTACATCATTGAATTGACCTAAACTTTCTTTGATAAATAAAAAGAGGTTTTCGGTCATTTCTTCAATTTCATTCGTAGAATCTTCTACTTCGATACGTTGTACAATATAATCCTGTAAAGACATAATGAGAGAAAGGACGCGTAAACGGGGGATAACGCCTTGTTTCATGAGATGGACAATGAACACAGTGGTGGCTTTACGGAGTTCATTTTGTTTATTGTATGCACAGAATCCATCATAATCATCATCAGCGGAAAAGGATTGGATTTCTTTGATATTTGTCATATAATTCTGTAAAAATGGTTGCAATAGTTCGCTGAAAAACGGGTTTACATCTACTAATTCTTTGTATAATTGTGAATATAGTTCAGAATAGAAACGATTGGAGCTGGCAATATCAAAAATAGATTGTGCAATTTTGGGCATTTGTTCGATATCTTGGATTTCCTGTAAATGTTGCATAATGAGTATTTTTTGTGAATCATAATTTTTACTGGATAATTTGTTGAGACAAGTACGAATATCTTGGATAATTTTATCAGGACCTTCGATGGATTTCGTAATTTTGGTTGTTTTGAATTCTTGCATGCGTTCCCATGATGCATCATCTTGTTCATGTGTATTTGATGGTGTGTTATTCATGGAAGATGACGGAGATGTCATTGTACGGCGTGTATTGTACAATTGATTGGAATGATTGTTGGGTGAACGTGTTGCATATGGAGTACTATTCTGTATGTTGTTACTGGATGCATTAGAATGGATTTGATGATGATGATTATTATTATTACGAGAGAAAGAACGATTATCAGTTTTTGAACGATGTTGATGTAATGGTGGTTTTCGTTGATTATCTGGACTATGTGTTCCAGTAGAGGATGATTGATTACGATGATGATGATGATTATTATTATTGTTATTGTTATTCGTGTGATTCTCCAATATAATGGGTTCAATCATATGATTAATCTCAATGATTTGCTGTAAAACAGCGGGGTCCAACTGGAATGGATTGATTCCAGGAAGTTGATAATCGGATAACATGTATTGATACATATTCTATAGTATTTATCTACAGAAGAACGAGAGAAAACTTTATATGTATTTGAAATGAAAAGTAGTATACTATATAGATATAAAGAGATGGACATACATGTTAAGTACACTTTACAGAGCAGAGACGTGTTTGAGAAATAACATGTCATCTTTTACTGTGGAGGATGAATCTGCATGCACAAACATACTGAAAACAGAGACAGAAACAGAAACCGAACAAGTGATAGCTGTACAGAAATGGGATGAGATGGATTTACGGGATGATTTACTACGAGGTATTTATGCATATGGATTTGAAGAACCAAGTGATATTCAGAAAAAAGCGGTTGTTCCAATGACCCAGAAACGCGATATATTAGCACAAGCACATTCTGGTGGTGGGAAAACAGGAACATTTTCCATTGGTTCTTTACAGCAAATCGATACATCACAATCCTGTACACAATCATTGATATTAGCACCTACACATGAACTTGTGAGACAAATCGCAAATGTTATTATGAATTTAGCCGCACATATGGACAATGTAGTAGTAAAAACACTGGTCGGTGGAACACCGATTCGAGGAGATATTGATTCATTAGAAGCGACACCACCACATGTGGTAGTAGGTTCCGTTGGACGTGTATTTGATATGCTGTACAAACGTCATTTGGATATTTCGAAATTGAAAGTATTTGTATTAGATGAAGCAGATGAAATGTTGAGTCGTGGTTTTGGTGAACAAATACAAGAAATGTTTAGACATTATGTTCCAGTAAAGAGTCAAGTTGCATTTTTCAGTGCAACAATGCCAGATGAAATGGTTACTCTATGCAATCGTATTCTACAGAATCCAGTAAGAATCCGTGTGAAAGCGGAAGAATTGAGTTTGAAAGCGATTGAACAATATTATGTGGCATTACCAAATGATGATATGAAATTCGATACAATAAAAGATTTGTTTTCGGTCATCAATGTTACGCAATGCATTATTTACTGTAATAGTGTACGACGTGTAGAGCATTTGGCGCATGCAATGGAAAAGGATGGTCATTCTGTACATTGTATTCATAGTAGTATGGATAAAGCGCATCGTCAAGAAGTATTAGATAAATTCCGTAGTGGTGGTATTCGTGTGTTAATATCATCGGATGTTACCGCAAGAGGGATTGATGTACAACAAGTTGGTGTAGTCGTGAATTTCGATATACCACGGAATGTACATACATATTTGCATCGGATTGGACGAAGTGGACGATGGGGACGTAAAGGATGTTCAATTAATCTAGTGACTCGCCGAGATATACAAGATATGAGACAAATCGAACAATTTTATTCGATTACGATTCAGGAATTACCTGCGAATTTTTCATATAGCACATAAAATACGTTAAGTTATATATTTACTTTTTCACTTGGCAAATATATAAGAAGAATCGATACGAATCAGAATTCATTATGATTTCTGTAGTAGAAACATGGAAAATCCAAATGGAGAAAGATTTAGACAGTTCAGTAGATATGCTGAAGAAGACAGTTCCAGGTATACCAATTGATGAAATATTGGGGAGAGATACATCCAATGAAACGGACGTGGCAATCGTACATGAGACGGATACTACAAAAGTGTTTGAATTGCCGATATATTGTTTACAGGATTATGAGACATCGGTGCATGCATTAGATACTACGATTGCGACAGATTTGGAATTGATTGTAACACAAGATAATTCGGATGAGGCAATGAATATGTATCAATATTTATTTAATATGTTGCCAAAAGAACCAAAAGAAGGGGAAATCAATCCATTATATCCGAAATATGAGAGAAATGTATTTGCAGAAGAATTAATGCCGGAATTTCAACATCATTATACAACAAATACAACGTTTTTACAGGATACGCAAGTTGTTGTAAAGAATATGGAGCATGTATTCCCAAAACAGGATTGTACAGTGACATCTGAAAAAATAAAGGAGAATTGGAAAACAGTAAAATATGATAAGGAGTTTTATGAAAAGTATGGATATTTGGAATGGGATATGTTGAAGCCATTTAATACTTCATCGAATTTCTTACAGGCTCTCTCGATTGCACATATATTGTCTCCATTAATGAGTTTTTTCATTCCATTCCTGTTTTTGATTTTCCCATTTGTTATTTTACAGATACAAGGGGTGCATATTACATTAAGTAAATATTTCGTAGTATTGAAATCGATTGCGCAGAATCATTTTATTGGGAAGGCATTAACAAGTATGGAGAATTTCTCGATTTCGAATTTGATGTATTTTTTGGGTATGCTTGGATTATATATGTTACAGATGTATCAGAATACGGTACAATGTATTCGTTTTTACAATAATACACAGAGAATTAATACGGAATTATGTGAATGGAAGGAGTTTTGTGCATATTCTGTAAAAAATATGGAGAAGTTTTTGGAGATTAACCAGAACTTGGAAACATACAAACCGTTTTGTTTACAGGTCTCTCATCATCGTTCACAATTGATTTCTTTACAGGAATTATTGGGAAGTGTTTGTCCATTTAAATGTAATTTGGGGAAAACGGGAGAAATCGGATATATGTTGAGATGTTATTATGAATTACATACGAATGAAATATATGAAGAAAGTGTGCAATTTTCTATGGGATTTGATGGATATATATATTTGATGAATGGGTTGTACAGGAATTTATGTGCTGGTGCGATTGGATTGGCTAGCTATGTTGATATTCCACCATCGCCGAAGGCGATGGCGGAGGCGGTAGCCGACGCCCCACCAAGTGATCTCTCACAGAATATTGTACAAGTCGAAGAAAAAGAAAGTATAGAAGAAGACACATCAAATACAGTAAAGAAATACATTAAAGACCAATATTATCCGGCACATATGTATCAAAAGTCGCATGTCAAAAATGATGTATCTTTACAGAATAATCTAGTAATTACTGGACCAAATGCATCTGGAAAAACGACCTATTTGAAGACCACTGCTGTAAATATTATTTTCTCTCAACAAATCGGTATGGGTTTTTACAGTGAATGTCAATTACAACCATATCATCATATGCATTCATATTTGAATATACCAGATACATCTGGAAGAGATAGTTTGTTTCAAGCCGAGTCTAGACGCTGTAAAGAAATATTGTCGAGTATTCAAGACAATGGGATTCATGAGACACATTTCTGTATTTTTGATGAATTATATTCAGGGACAAATCCGAATGAGGCATCCAAAGCCGCATATGCATTCATGGAGTATATTCGTGGTTTCTCTCATGTGGATTTATTGTTAACCACTCATTATACATCGATTTGTCAGAAATGGAAATCAGATGATGACAATCAGAATGAGAATGAGAATCATAGTGGACGAGACAAATGCATAGAAAATTGTCAAATGGAAGTATTGGATGTTGTCTCGGATGTTGTCTCGGATGTGAATACTGTACAGAATACTTATCGAATCATTCCAGGGATTTCCACGAGAGAAGGTGCATTGCGTATATTGGAAGAAATGGATTATCCACAAGAAATGTTATCTACTGTAAAAAATGTGTCATTTGAGACAACCCATTCTGTATCCGAATGTCCAAGTAAAAATGTCATTACGATTGAACAAGAAAAGGATGGGAAATATCCAGATAGTATTGATTTGTAAGAAATAATATTGAGTATAGAATTTTATTTGGTCGACTATACTCAATACAAACACACACACACACACATACATGAGTATTTCATGTTGGTGTTCATCAGTTTGTTGCTTCCGTAGCTTGTTGTGCTTGTTGTTGTGCTTGTTGTTGTGCTTGTTGTTGTGCTTGTTGGGCTTTCTCAAGTGCTTCTATTTGCATGGGAGTAAAATCCTCTTTTTTAGGGAAATGGCGATTGACATATCGTTGCATAGAAAAGTAATCTACAATTTTGCCTTCGGTTTCAGGACCAAATAGTTGTTTCAATGTATCATCCAGCAAGATTTGTCGGCGATTGGCAGGATTTTGCAGATTTTTCAGTTTGATATATTGGACAATTTCTTTGGTAACTTCTGTACGTGATACTAGACTACCGGCGTCTTGTCCAAGAAATGTACACAATTCATCAGAAATAGGGGTTGGTTTTGCAAATCCGTATGTACCACGTGGTTTCTTGGGTTTGTTGTTGATTTTGTCTTGCTTTTTCTGTATACGTTCAATTTCTTTACGGATATTACGTAATTCACCACGTGCTTCGTCCATGCGCTTTTTCTCTTCAATAAATCGTACATCTAGGCGTTCTAGTACGGCATTGACTTTGATAAGATTTTTATCAGTAATGGTAACTAGTTGTTGTGCTTCAGACATGATGATGTAGTGTTGGGTGGTGATGATATAACGAATGTAAAATATATGTTCACGATACTTTACATTGGTCTAGCGTATTTATATGGGTTTTTATGATGAAATAGTTGGTTGTATATTACGTTTTTTGTTGGAGCGTTTTCGGTTGTCTACTTGTTCGAATCCATCTGCATCTGTTCGTCGTTTGGTTGGTGGTGGTGGACCTCTTACATTGTTGTTTGACGATGAATTCTGTCTTGGTGGGCGTGATGGTCGGTCATTTTTCGATTCAACTGGTGTTTGTGTGTTTGATTCAGAAGATGGTCCTTCCTCGCCATATCTTTGTTGTTGATA